CATGCTGAGTTTGCCTTTTGTGCTTTTTCGCTGGCCGTCTGGCCTTTCCAACTACTACGAACCTGTGCGGCCGCTTTAGATACGTGTTGAGGCCAGTTCTGCCAAGCAAGGCGAACCATTCCAGCTCCATCCTGATAATAATACCGGCCCAGACTGTCCTCACCGTCGAAGCCGTATTCAATCCGCATGGCATAGACAGCACCGAAGCCCATGTAGATCGTGTCTGTAGCCTTGGCCGCTGCAATCCCTTCAAACCCATTCGGAGTGTCACCAATTTTAACAGGCTTGTTTGGGTCTGTTCGAAAAGAGCCCCTTAAAAAACCGGTATCAACGGGCGTCCGTTCCAGAATATCCTCAGCTAGAAACTGGGCTGCGGTCTGAAACACAACTTGCTGTCGGCGCTTGGTCCGCTCCACCCATCCGAGGAGTTCAGATGAAAAGCTCATGCTGCCCTCGCCATGTAGTTAAGCCGAACCGAGAATGTGCACCGGCAGCCCGCTGTCTGACTTGCGCCCGCCCCTAGTGAGCTGTCGCATGGGTGCATCATCTGTGAGCCGTCCGGCATTGTGAAAGGCGTATCCAAGCCTGTAATCTCCATGCCGTTCATGGCTGCATGCTGATCACGCGTCCGATTGTCCCGTGTGGCAATCCATTTCTTAGTCGCTTCGTTCGGGTCCATGCCGGTTTCATCAGCCATCTGGGCATATGAAGACCGCTTTCCGCTGTTCAAAGCTTCCGTTGTTTCGGTTCGGGCAACCATCTCAGCGCGGGAGCGTAGAAGCCTGTCCGAATATCGGTTCAGTATCTTCTCGATTTGCTCCTGTGAGAGCGATTGTTGTCCGCTTATGGCTTTCTCTACTGCACGGTCGAAACGCCTGTCCCTGCGCGTCCTCGTGAGAAAGCGACGTAGTGCTGCAGCGTCTCCGCTCTCCAGTTCAGCTCTGGCCCGATCTACCCAGTCAACCTGATTGCTTGCGAGAGTTAGTAAGCCGCCTTCCCGCTTGCCTGTGGCTGGGTTAATCACGCCCATTAATCGAGAGGCTGTCCGGCGTGGATTGCGCCCCTCTGCCAGCCCTTGAGTTAGCACACCCCGCGCCACACCTTCCATTTCAGAGGTCATCCCCTGAATGCGCCCGGTTATCTGGCTCTGTAGACGGCGCTCAACAACCGGGTGACGCACATCAAAGCGGAAGGTGATCTTGGCGCCTGATGGGCCTCTAATAATCGGCATATCTGATACGGCAGACCGTCCAGCCGCTTCAAATGCTTCCGTGACAGATACGTCAAACGGACGGAATGCAGCCGAGCTGATGCTCAGCGCTCGCATGGCGGCTTCGATATCATTCGCAATCAATGCCCGCACAACAGCCTGATAATCAGCCCCATCGGTCACGTTATCCATCGCCTGACGGAACGCATCGCGAAGCTTTGGCTCGTATGTTTCCGTCAGATCATGAAACTTGCGGGTCAGTGATCGTGACGGGCGACGTGCCATGGCTAAACCTTCCCAGCTACCGCGTGATATACCGGCACACCTGCCGGATTGAGTGTGTTCGAGCCAAGAAGGGTGAATACCTCCCCGGCGAACTCAACAACGTCTGTAGGCCCCGGAATAATGCTCTCAGGGCCGTCATCACTGATCCGCGTCATCTGCACCGACATGTAGCCGAAGCGCATTTTCTGCATGACGAGGTTTTCATCGATCTGAATACCGAAGTTGTCTGTCTTCGATGACGATGCGGGCAGGCGCGCAAACCGGACTGAATACTTAGCTTCAATCGGCGGCGCCGGTTCCCACTCTGTCCCGCCTTGACCCGGCATCGCACGGATAAGCGTTGCTTCCGCCCCGAACTTATCAATGAGCCTTAGAGCGGTTTGGGCTGATTTCGTGTAATTGAAGCCTGCCATGTCATCCAACCGATCTGATGAAGACGCATGACGCGTTCAGATCACGCAGATAAGGCGCGAGCATCCCATCAACCGTTGAAATCAGTGGTGTGAGCGATAAAGCACCATCGGACTGCGGCCCCGCGTACTGAACTTCAAGTTCCCCAACCTTCTCACGAGTTACCGCACCCGAGACTGACCCGACGACACTTAGGCTGCCGGGGTTTGTTGCATCCTCATACGCTGCGATGAAAGACGCATAGATGACCGCCTGGGGCACTGCATCGGTCGGGATAGCTGTACCCCGCAAAGATGCACCAATGCGCGGCCATGCCCGTTCCTGATCGAATGTGGCTATGCGCCCAATGAACCGATCCCCATACACCGCATCGATATACTGGCTTCCACGCTGACGAAGGACGGCGGGAGACGGCGTGTCAGTTGGCAGCGTATAGCCATTTTCGAGCAGCCATTGTGTGAACTGTTGGTCCGTTCCGTATCCCGCCACGTGCTTATTCCGCCAGTTTAGCGTCGATCAGTTCCTGAAGCTTTTCATTGCTGGCGTTCCGGGCATACTCGATGCCAAGCTCATCAGCCTGTTTCTTCAGTTCTTCACGGTTGTTGATTTCGGTCTTGCCTGCGCCATCACCTTCGATGACTTCATAGCGGCCTTCCCAGCCCTTCGGCTCAGACTTGAGCGTCAGTTCGGTGCCGACAGCAATTTCGCCCTGAGCACCATAAATGCCGGGTTTCGTGATTTTCACACGCATGATTTGATCCTTTCCGGATGAGATCGCCCCGCACGATGGCGGGGCAACTTCATCAGTTGACAACAGTGCTGTAGAACACACCGGACTTGCCGTTGAAGTCAGCACGGATTTCCAGACCCATCGCACCCATGATCAGGAACTGATAGTTATCCGTAGGGTTCTGACGAACCTTTGCCGTGGTATTCACAGCCATGCCGATCAGCGGACGGATATAGTCAGCGTTCGGCACGAAGCCGAAGAACTGATTGCCGGTCAGTTCATACGTGACCGCGATCTTGTTGATACGGCGGTTTGTGAGCAGGTAGGAAAGCAGTGTGCCTCCCTTGAAGCCTGTCGAGCCCGAATAAGACTTGTCCAGGTTGCGGCCGATTTCCGGAGAGACGTACAGATTGACCTTGCCGGTGATCAGATTGGCATCCAGCATGGAGCCGAGAACCTGAGTGATGAAGTTGTCGATTTCATCACTGCCGGCCGTGGTCAGATCGATATTCGCGCCGCCAGCAGCCGAACCGAGGTTGATCGTCTTGGAGTATGGCGACGTGCGGATGCCGTAACCTGAATAACCCTGCACCGTGATGGAAGCATCGCCGTCAAGGGCATAGAGCGCCATATCGCGACGGATTTTCGCGGTGTGTGCTTCCTGATCGTCCGACAGAGCGTCGAAGTTTTCAGACTGCAAGGTATTCCACTCACGCCATTCACGGCCATAAGCGGTCGAGAAGATAGGCACAGGCGAACCGCGGTAGTCATAAACCACCTTGTCGAGCGGTACAGGAACCTGACCTGAGAGCGAGCGAACGACCGTACCCGCATCAGACGACACACGGTTGAGGTGGACAAGCTTGCCGATATTCACCGGCTTAGCCAACGGCATCAGATCAGCCATATAGACCTGACCTTCGTCGTTGCGCATTACGCGGCGAGTGATGCCGTCAAGTTCAAGCCACGCTTCGCGGGGAAGTACAGCGGCCTGGTTGCGAACAGCTGCGAGCTGATCTTCGGCATTGTGGAACCATTCACGGTCCGCCGACACCTCGTCCCACCAGCCGGCGTGAATGCGCGACGTGTTGAGGAGCTGAGAGGAAAAATAGCGCATGTGATGTTGCTCCCTTACGCTGCTGCCAGATGGCCCTTAGCCGCACGGACACGTACGAGCTGATCAGAGCCAGAGGTGTTGTTGAATGCTTCTTCCGCAATCGCGATGATGCGGTTGTCAGCGGCGGCCACGATAAAGCGCCCTGTGGCGTTCGTGGTGAGCTTGGCGCCCTTGGCGATGTTCTGACCAGTCGGCACACGAACGTTGAAGAACTGCTCATCGAGCATTTCCATACCGATCATGCGATCACCTGCAGGCCAAGCATCATCTACGCCCTTGAGCGTGAGATAATTGTCCTGTGCGATCAGAACCTTTTCATTGGTCGAAGCGCCTGCAATGGCAAAGCCGCCTGTACCGTTGAACACGACAGCAAGGCCGGGAAGCGTTGCAGCGGCTGCAATACCCTCCTGAACCTGTGGCGTGGCCTCAGTGAAAGGGCCAGCGAAAATCTTGTTGTAACGGGCCATGGGTTTATTCTCCTTCCGGAACCTTGAAGCCTGGCTTATCAGCGGATAGCTTGAACTGGCTGTTGAGCGGAGCTGCCTTGCCCGGTTCTGCCTTTGGGGCGAGTTCCTTCAAAGCATCCAGCGACAGGCTGTTTGCAACGGCTTCGGTCAGGAGGTTGGCTTTAACCACCTTCTCAACCAGACCGGCCTTTTCTGCCTGTTCCTGTGCCTGCTGATTGGCAACCAGTGCGGCCTGTGCATCAACCAGTGGCTTGACCGCATTAGCGACCGCGTCACCGATAGTTCCTCCGATATTCGAGAAGCCTTCCGAGAGGGTATCAACCTTCGCGGAAAGTGCGTCGAACTGTTCTTTCGAAACAGTCATCTGTTCTTCCTTTCTGTTTGCAGATGGTTCCCGCTCGGAAATGCCGATGGCCTCCAATATCGCGGTCTTAAATCGCTCAAGTACCGACGCTTTCTCACGTCGTTCCAAGGCTCGGGCGAGATGTTCAACCGCCCAATCCATATCCCGGTCAGCATCTTCGATGATCGAGTTGATAACCTCGACCTCTTCCTGCTCACCCTTGGCATTCACAAGCATTCCGACACCCTGATGAGGTGTAGCGGCGCCGGGCTCATCCAACAGGATGGCGTCATGATCGAACTCAAGGGAACGGGCGATATGTTTGTAATCAACGTCGCCATTTGCGGCATCCAGCATCGCGAGCAAGCCGGTTGATGTGTGGATAGGACCACCCTTCTCAATCGCTTCCAGAACCCGTTTTCCGCCTTCTGAGCGGTTGGCGGTTTCAACGTCGATCACCTTGTCGAGAAACACACGGCCATTCTCGCGGCGCACATTCTCATTCCATGCGCCGATCCACCCGAGATTGATCCCTTCCGGGTCTCTGGCAGATACGAACTTGCCGTTAATGGTCGGGTGGCCGAGTGGTGCCGGGGTGCGTTCCAGACCAGAGAAGCTCTTCTCGATCTCGTCTGCTGGATACATGATGCTGTTCATCACCACGTTGTCAGGCAAAGTTGCGGATGGCACGATCACAACGTCACGGCCGTTCCTCTTCTCGTGTCTAATCGCACCGGCGTTAGCCAGTGATCGGATATTCACCCGAACTGTTTTCATTGATCAGTCCTCGATTTCAGGATTTGCGGGCAGCCCGGTCTCTTGATCGACATTGTCGTCATCTTCATCCCGGTATCGCTGATCATCTGTCAGTGGCTCTTTGCCCACGACTTCGCGCATTTCTTCCGGAGTGAATATCCACTCGGTATTGCCCATCTTCTGATTGGCGTCGGCCATCTTGGTCACACGGTCGATCTTTTCAGACATTGAAGCCTCGGTCAGATCGGACCAGTCGAGATACCAATCCTTCTCAGGCAGTATCTTGAAGCGCTCCAGACGGTTCACGAAGTCCATGATGTTCGGGCGAACTGTGTTGTTCCGCCGAGACATGTTGGTCTGAGCCCATTCGTTCGCGTCTTCGGTGCTTGCCCGCTCGCCTGTCTGTGAACCGACAAGGATCTTCACCGGCATAGAGATAGACGCGGCAAAGGACTGTAGGGCGATAGCGAAGAAATGCTCAGGGCTTGGCAGGGTGACACTCAGGCTCTTGGCCTGCATGCCTTGGATCATCAGGAGCTTATCGAAGCCTTTCTGCCAATCCTCAACCTGTTCATTCATCTTGTCGGCCAGTTCCTCGACCGGGATACCCATGGCCTTAGCCATTTCATCGATCTTAGCCTCTGGATCGACCTCAAGGACCGGAGCTGACTTGGCGTTCTTCCAGAAGCCCTCGCCGCCTGCACCGCTGATCTTTTCCAGTGTCAACAGATCGTTATAGCCAGGCTCAAGCAGCGACTTGCAGTCCATCGTACCATCGCGTGACCAGATCACTACCCGATCAGGGTGAAGCTGGAACTGCCGTGGCTGATTGTTGGTGTTGTTGCCTACACTGGCTTCGTTGAACTGATACATGAGCGGCTGACCGTAGGTCTGACTCGTCTCATCCGTATCCCACTTAGAGACTTGCAGCTGTCCTTCCCAAGCCGGGATGACTTCAACAAGGCCCATAATGCCCCCCGGCACAGTATCGACCGGCTCAGAGAATGTCTTGCTATCGGCCAGACGAAGGATCAAACCGCCGTATCTGCCAACCAGTGAGCGTCTATCGGCCTCTGCAATGCGGGACCATACCCGAAGATCGTTAAAGCGCTCGCGGATTTCCTTCTCGACCTTGGTTTCTTCCGTTGACTGCCCTTGAGAGCCGTCCCGCTGCTTCTCCTGTAGAAAAGGTGCGTCCTGCCATGTCTTGAGAATGGTTTTATCTACGCCAGCCGCCCCGACACCATTCCGGCAATACATCCCGTACAGCATGTCGAAGCTGATGAACTCAGGATAGCCGAAGTCTGCATAGTGATTGTGCTTTGCCGTCGCGAAGAAGCCCGGGAACATAACGTCGAGCCGACGCGCCGCAGCATTAGCCAAGGCTCGAATAGAGTTCATCTGTGCCTCTTTGTAAGGAGCATGGCGACCCTTACAGGTGCCTCAATATTTACGTTGTCCGCCGCAATAACTGCGTCAGCGAGGTTGTGAGACTTGACTCCCAAATCTTTCTTGAGCTTCAGCTTAGGAACAACGCGCTTCTTGCCTTCGCTCTCCACCCACCAAGGGACACAAAGTTCAGTGAACAGCGCATCAAGTTTGGCCTTGCCCATCTCAGACGAGAACGACAGCACATCCTCTGGCTTGATCGATTGGCCGCGCGTGACAGCGTTGAACGTCAGCATTGCCCGGCGCGCAGTGTTTGCCCACGCCTGAGCCTTGAGGTTCAAATACTCGTCTTTGTTCAACGGGCTGTTGCTATTGGCAGGATCGCTGGGCTTATCGCCATCCATGACAGCGCCACCTGCATGAAATGCGAAATGCTCAACCTTTGAGCCGTCAATCCGATTTAGCTCATCGATATAGCCGCCGACAAAAGCTCCGACACCGATCGTATCGTAAGACACCGTGGCGCCAAGTAGCTTTGCCTTTGCCCATACACGCTTGGCATTCTGAACAAGCTCATCCTTACCAGACGCCCAATCATCAGCATCAACGAAGACGCCTTCGATTTTGTCAGCAGTGGCGCTGTTGTCCTCGCCATCGTCTGCAGGATCGAATCCGATTATGTTTCGTCCCGTAAGATCAACCTTGAGAAGCTTGTGGGCATCAACACATGCGTTCAGCCAGCGGCGCTTGAAGATTGAGAGCTCACTATCTCCCAACGGTACGCCACCGTACACATGTTCAAACATTTCAGGATTGCGTTCCTGCATTGCAGCGATATCGCGCAGCGCCTTTTGCGACAGGAACGGATTTTCGGTGTAATCGATCTTCCTGACCACTGAGTGAGGCTGTTCAGTGATAACGAAGTTCTTCCAGACGTAATCGGTGACAAACTTCGGATTGAACAGAAGGATTGCAAGGCTGTCTTCCTTGCGGATCGTCGGGCCAATAACAACCCACTGATCCTCAGTCAGCTTTTCAGCTTCTTCGACCCAGAGGATATCAACGTCAGACGTTCCCTTGATATCTTCAAGGTTGCGCTCGATGCCGTAGAAAATGAACTCTGAACCCGTGGCACGGTGAATAATTGTCGTCTTCTGGACTTCATAGGCAGCCTGCAGGCCGAGGTGATTAATGGCCCACTTCAGTTCAGTATAAACAGATTCCTGAATGCGGTTCTGAAAGCGTCTGATGCACAGAACGCGCATCTTTACCGGCAGGTGATCGATCAATCGAACAAGCTGGCAAGCTGTATCTCTGGTCTTGGAACTCGACCGCCCACCGTGAAGGACAGCAATATCCGCTTTACCGAGAAAAACACGCTCCCAAAAATCATAGAGATGCGGATTGGTGAGATACGTACCGGCTTCTAGCTCTTTTCGCTGCGCAGCACTTCCCGCCATGTTCTTGTCTCTGTCTGTATAGGAGCGCCGTCTTTGCCCGTAAGCTCGACCTTGGTCTTAACCGGAGCCTCCAGACCGTACAGCTTCACCTTGCCATTGATGGCCGATACCGCAGCACTTGGATTACCTGCCTGAATGGCCAGAGAGCGCGCCTTCTCGTACTCGTCTAATGCCTGCTGGCGAGTGTAGATCGAATGCCTTTCGGCATGTTCACGGAGTTCTTTGAGCCTTATGGCGACCTTAGGGTTATCGAGAAGCTGGCAAGCCTCGACATATATCCACTGATCCTTGGCATTCTCGCTCACATCATATGACCGGCGATAAGCTTCTGCTGCATTTCCTGTTTCAAAGAATGCAAGAGCAAATGCCTCTTGTTTTGGTGTGAGACTCACAGTCGTATTCCTGATGGGTAAAGCTGAGGGACCGATGACTGAACAAAAATATAAGGAACCGTCTGGGTATGCGCTTCGTGCTTCTGATGTTCACTACAAGTTTCACGCATCACTTCTGTCAGCGGCAATTGAAGCTGCAAAGGAAGCAATCAAAGTTGCGCTTCTGTTAAACGGCAGCGCTTGTATTGCTCTTCTCAGCTTTCTCGCAGT